ACTGTGCCTCCTAATTCTTCGGTTGCGTTCCCTACTGGGACTACGATTACCATTATTGGCATCGGGGCAGGTAAGGTGACTTTGGCTCAAGGGTCTGGTGTGACGATTAACAGTTTAGATTCTGAAAAAGCGATAAATGGACAACATGCTTCTGCCACATTGATTAAAACAGCTACAGATACTTGGCAACTTATCGGCAACTTGCAGGCATAGCATGTCTTTTGTACATGCTTTAGCTGGTTCGGTTTCTGCTAGTGGTGCTGGTGGTGCTGATCTTTCTGGTAATGGTTGGGTTATGATAGAAGAAATCACAGCGCCATTAGGTTCTGATTCCAGTAGTATTTATCTTGGTACTACCACTAATGGGCCTTGGACTGATTATCAAGTGTTGCAACTCCGGTATGGTTTAAGGTCAACAAACACAACTGCTGGTACTCATCCTCAAATGGTTTTGCAAATGGGGCATACTAGTACGAGTTACACATCGGGTTGGGATTTGAATGTTCACGACCATTACGGGACAAGCTTACGTGGGAATCCTTACTATAACCAGAGTAACGCTATTGAGCATGGGTACGGTGAGCAAGTAGTAGACAACACGTATACTGTTCCTGCTAGAACTTTATCGCATGGTCTTTTAAATGTTTACAACCCGAACGATAGTGACAATTTTTTAGTTTATCAAAATACTTTAATTAGTATAAGTCCCACATCGGTGGGTAACAAATCTGGGCATGATATGGTGGGCGATAACTGGGGTACGAGTAATTGGACTAATGCTTTGAAAAATATAAGAGTTTATATATCTGGCGGCGGTTATTGTGCGAAAGGTTCTTACATGTATTTGTTTGGTTTACAAACAGGAAGTAGTGGTTCATAATGCCGCAACATGATTCAGGAGAACTATGGTATACGGGTGTTGAAGCTACAAGCGACACTTCTCACTCTGCATTTTCTCTTGGTCTAAGTAATGCTTATCATCATACTAGATTTTTTTTCAGAGGAGCTTGGAATTACAATTATGCGTATACGTTTCAACCTTACATATATTTTGAAAATAATAGTTCTGGTTCTTGGGATACAGCCGCTTCGTACAATCTAGCTATGGCTTATGGTAGTGGTTCAAATAATTGGATTTGGGGTACTAATCGTGACGCTTATGGAAGAGGGCCTTTAATAAATTGTCATAGTGCTGGTACTGCGTCTTGGTCACCGAACATTATTACTTGGTGCGAAGGAACTATTTGGAATCATAATGCCGCTGATAAAGCAACATCTATAACTTATAGAGCGGCAGTACAAAACGACTCTAATCAAGCCGGAGATGGTACTTATAGTGATCCAAGGTTTTGTTGGGGTTGGATAAATTACAGAGAAGCTTGCATAACTACATCAATGTTTTGGGGTTACTCTGGTATAAATATGGTTCAAGGATCTCGCTTAGATTTTGTAGGAGTTGATTTAGGGTAATGTCTACATCTGACGGTTTTAAATTGCATGGGTCTACAATAGTAACGAATGACACAACTACGTGGATTGGTATGCCTCTTTATGATGCTGGAGTATTTTATTGTACGGTAGCGACACATGCTGACGATACAGGTAGCGCAGATTATGGTTATGGCTGGTTGAACGCAAAACTTTATAGCGCGGCTGACGGTTGGGCTACTGGAGCAACACAATACGAGTTCCAACAAATATATTCTGCTGGTAACGCCGCGACAGCTTACAATAATATTACTGCTGGTATGTTTAAGTACATGGCTGTAGCTAATCAACATTCCACTGTTGACGAGCATCAATGGGGTTTAACAAGAATTGAATATCGGAACATGGATGACAGCAACTTTACTTTTATAGCTGACGAATTTTCTTCTGCTAACGACACAAACGTAATACCATCAGGCAGGAGTGTTCCATATGGGAAAATAGATGGACACCCTCCTTATGAATGGATTGGTCGAGGAGGCGGTACATGCGAAACTGCCAATAAACCTACGTGGATTTATTTTTATATAAATGGAGTTAGTATTACAAATTATGCACCCGGATCAATGATCTCACAAATGTATATGGATTTTTCATAAGGAGAAATAATGGCTATACAAAGACCCTCACATATTGCTTATGTCACAGAATCAGGTGAACAGGTAACTAGAGAACTAACTGAAGAAGAATACGCAATGCAGGAAGAAGCACAAGAAGCAAGTGACTTAGATCTTAGTTTTCAGAGAAGTCAGCGTAACGCTTTCTTAGCTGATTCTGATTGGACTCAATACGCTGAAGACAATCCGTTGTCTGACGAGAAGAAAGCTGAATGGGCTACGTACCGTCAGACTTTAAGAGATCGTTTTGAAGGTAAAACACGTGTATCGGAACTCGATCCTTGGCCTAACCCTCCTAGCTGATGGCATACGATTATAGACAAAGCGGAATTGACTATCGGGTATCCGATGTTACATATCAGGGCGTAGTAACTCGCCATGAAATAGCCGCATCTATATCAAGTGCGGGTTCAGTAAGTTGTGCTGTTGTTGAAGAAGCGTCAGTTCAGTCTTCTTTGTCGTGTTCAACGACAATCTCTGCTTCTATCTCCCACACAGCGCCAGTAGCTTCTGCGCTTTCTTCAGCGGCTTCTGTTTCTTGTTCTGTTGTTGAAGTTGCATCCATAGCCGCCAGTATATCATGTACTGGATCTACTGCTACAGCTATTATCGAAGAAGCGTTCGTAGCGGCGACACCTTCAAGCGCGGCGAGTATCGCGTGTACCCTTCAAGCTAACTTCAGTATTGGGGCTACACCTTCGGCTTCTGCTTCTATAGCTCCAGCTATCGTAATGGAAGCGGCTGTAGCTTCGAGTGTGTCTTCTGCGGCTTCGATTTCAGCGGCGATAGTGATGGAAGCTTCAGTTGCGGCTACCCCATCGAGTAGCGCGTCTGTTGCAGGTGCGATAGTTATGGAAGCTCCGATAGCTTCTTCTATCACATCGACTGCTTCTACTGCTACTGCTTTAATTGAGATAGCTTCTGTAGCCAGCGCACCTAGCTCGGCGGCATCTTTGTCTGCTGGTATCGTAATGGAAGCTCCGGTAGCGAGTAGCGTTTCAGCTACTGGTTCTACTGTTGTTGCGATAATCGAAAAAGCGTTTGTTGCTGTTTCTGCTTCCAGCGCGGCTTCTATATCTGCGGCTATTAATAGAGAAGCACCGATAGCTTCTAGTCTTTCTACTGTTGCTTCTTGGACTGCCCCAGTTATTGTTAAAGAACGTCCGATAGCTAGTGGTTTATCTTCAGCAGGATCTGTAAGTACTACTATTTTAGTTAAATATCCGAAACCTGCTGTGAGTTTGGAACCTTCTTTGTATCATAATGTTAATATTGCAGTAACGAACTATCATGATGTTACTTTAGAAGTAAGTGTAACGTAGGAGAATTATGGCTGTATACGATAATGGAGATCAAGTAAGAGTAACTGCTACTTTTACAAGTAATGGTGTAGCCGCTGACCCTACAGACAATGCTAATGATGTTACTGTTACTTGGCGTAAACCTTCAGGTGGGGCAGATGCAACACCTACAGCTACTAAAAGTGCAACAGGTATTTATTATGTTGATTTAACATTAGCTGAATCAGGTATGCATCATGTCAGATTCCAAGGCGATGAGGGGGTTATTGCATCGGATATTGTACAGTTAGAGGTAGCCCACTCTGTCTTTGATTGATCCAAGGGGGGCCATGACTAACGCTACGCATGAACAACATGGCGGCAACGTCAGCAAAGTCAGGGGACAGAAGACTCGTGAATTGTTCCTTGAAGGACTCGCGGAGCATGGAACTATCTCTAAGGCGTGTGCTATCGCTGGTGTCACACGATCCGCTTATGACAAGTGGAGACAAAGGATACCTGACTTCGCTGAGAAAGCTGACTCCATCAGGGCGAAAGCTCTCGCTGACGGCGGTGTGGATAAGTGGGACGGCACGTTTCAAAGTTTCAGAAGTCACTATTTCGGCCACATGTCCCCTTGGTTCCATATCAAAGCCATCGAAGCGTATGAAAACACACCACCCGGAAACATCACCCTCATCCTTTGGCCTCCAGAACACGGCAAAACAACGTTGGCCGAGGACTACTTCTGCTACAAACTGGCGACCAACCCCGAATTCAGGATCACCGTCGGATCTGAGGGCCAAGACATGGCTCGCAAAATTCTTGGGCGTATACGTTCTAGGATGGAACCTCATGGACCTTTCCCTAAATATGTAGCTAAATATGGGCCTTTCGTACCTCAAAACCAGAGTGGTCGTAAAACTGCTCAAGCGTGGGGTGCTGATTATTTTAACGTATTTAAGAAGGCTAGTCACGATGAGCGTGACTATTCGATGGTTTCTTTAGGTTGGAGATCGAAGATCGCTGGTACACGTACCGATCATTTGCATATTGATGATATTCAATCTCGTGTTTCGTTGAACCTTACCGAACAGATGTTCGAGATTTTCCGTCAGGACTGGTTAACCCGTCCGGGTGAGAATGGTCGAACGAGTATTAATGGTACTCGTGTGGGTGAAGGCGATTTTTATGAACGTGTAATGAATGAGATAGATCCAGATATTCTTTCTGTGATTAGATTCCCTGCGATAGTGACTAACGATGAGGGTGAACCTGAACCGTTGTGGCCTGAAATGTTCTCTATGGATGCGCTTGACAGGATTAGACGCAAGGTTGGTGAAGAGGCATGGTCACGTAACTATATGCAACAGCCAAGTTCTTCTGCTGAAGCTACGTTCGATGAGGAATCTATACAGAAATGTTTGAATCCTTTACGTTCAGTGAATCATCATCCACCAAAGGACTGCACTGTTTACATTGGGTTAGATCCTGCTTTGGGTTCTAATAACTGTGTTATAGCGGCTACTCCGCATGAGGATAAGTTAAAGATTCTTTTCGTTAGAGAGGATGTCGGGCTTACCCGTAATGAGCAGATACTAGGCATTGTTGAAGAAGCGATACTTAGATGCGGGCAGAATGGTGCATCAGTATCAGATGTTGTTATCGAAGCGATGGTATTCCAGAAAGGTTTATCTCGTGATGAGCGTCTTATAGAGATGACTGAACGATATGGATTTCGTGTGAGAGAACATTTAACTGGTGTGAATAAGTATGATGAAACTATTGGAGTTCCTTCTATGGCTTTATCGTTTATGCGTGGTGAAATTGACATTCCTTATGCAGATGATCCATCCACACGCCATCAGGCTGATGAACTAATAAGACAGTTGAAAGCATGGCGGCCATTAAAACGTGGTACTAAACTAAGACAGGATCAAGTTATGGCATTATGGTTCATTTGGATACTCTGGCGGCAAAGGAAACAATCATATAGTGTTGACTCTTCACAATTCAGCTTTAAAGGACTACCTTGGAAGACAAGTGTATCTAATAGTAGGGTTTTTTAATGTATACCTTTGATGAAATAGTAGGAATTATAAGACAAAGGCAGGATATCCAAAGTCCTTTATTGGAAAGAATGCTTGAAGTTAAAGAAAGATATAACGGGGAATATGTAATTCCTTTGCCTTCGATGGAGAATGAACCTGTTTTACCTCCATTAACTCCTGCTCTTATAGCAGAGAACATTGATGCTGTAGCTCAACGAGCCTCATCAGTTATGCCTTTCATCGGATGTCCTGCTATAGACCAGTCTAAAGAACGAGGTGTTCGTTCCCGTGAGTACGCTGATATCCGTAGACGCGCACTTGCCGCTACGTGGTATTCTTCAAAGTATAAACTAAAGATGCGTAGGGCATATCGTCATCTAGCTGGATACGCCACATCATGTCTAGTAGTTACTCCTGATTTTGACAAGGGGGTACCACGTATTGATGTTCGTGATCCTCTTGGTGTGTACCCAGAACCTAAAGCATATGAAGATGTAGAAGTTCCACGTAACTGTGGTTTCATTTACGGCAAGTCAGGCGACTGGCTACGTGCTCATTATCCTGCCGCTAGGCAAGAGAATGGTGGACCTGTGCCTTCAGATAAGAACGCCCGTCAAGAATTGTGGGATGTGTGCGAATGGGTGGATGAAGAACACATTGTTATTGGAATAATGGGACCACGTTATAATCATCATAATCAAACCTACCCATATCATAGTACGCAAATAGAACTATCTCGTGCGCCTAACAAATCTGGTATGCCTTGTGTTATAACTCCGGGTCGAGTTTCATTAGATAAGATAGCTTCCTCTGTTTCTAACGTAGTTGGAATCGTAGATCTTATGTCAAAAATGATGGCATTGGAAATACTTGCACAAGAAAAAGCAATCTTTCCTGATAGGTATATAATAGGACGATCGGGTCAGGTACCCATGATCGTCGGAGGTGAATGGAAAGACGGTCGTGAAGGAGAAGTAAATGTACTCCTCGATGCAGAAGCTATCGGCGAATTAAAATCAACTCCTGATCCGAGCACAAACATTGCGATCGACAGATTGGAAAGAAATGCTCGTATTTCAACAGGAACCGTCCCCCAGATTGGTGGAGAAACCTATGGAGCGCTCCGTACCGGAAGAGGAATTGATTCCCTTATGGGCGCGGCGCTTGATCCGCGCATCCAAGAGATGCAAGAGATTATGGAGGCTCATCTTCCTCATCTAAATGAATGCCTGTTCGCTACTTACAAAGGTTACTTTGGTAGCAAACAGTTCTCTATGTTCACTGGCTACGCTGGAGATTTTGGACAAGTAGAGTTCACTCCAAACGAACACTTTGAAACACATGACAATGTTGTTTCGTACTCAATTCCCGGCGCAGACATTCAAGGCACGACGATACAATTAGGTCAGTTGCTTTCAATGAAAGGAATCAGCTTACGTACTTTCCGTACTAAGCATCCATTCATTGAGGATGCTGAAGCTGAAGGACGTAGGGTAGATGAAGAACAACTTGAGGAGGCAGTTATGGCGGCGATACAGCAACAAGCATTGTCCGGTCAGTTGCCAGTGGTGTATGTCTCTAAGATTGAGAAGCATCGTAGGAAGGGTCTTGATATTTTTGAGGCTATCGAAAAAGCCGATAGTGAGATTCGTGAAGAGCAAGCGGCTGTAGCACCACCACCTGAACAGGGTATGGCTATGGCTCCAGAACAAGCACCCGGTTTAGCGGCTGGTCCAGAAGGTATGGCTCCGCAAGGAGGCCCTCCTACTGGTGGGCAAGAGATGACTCCTGAAGCCGCCGCTCAATTAGTGGGTGCATTACAGGCAGGTATCTAATGCCAAGGAAAAGACAAAACGTAGGGTTAGAACACGGTGGCGATTACGGCACTGTTCAAGCTACAGCAGATAGTATGAATCCTAATATGGGTGGGGTACCCCTCCAAGGTGGTGAGGTAGCTCCAGATTTAAGTGGGATGCAACAAGCATCTCCTCCTATTAGACCACAGCGACCAGAGCAACCAACTACGTTAGGTCAACCTATACCTATTGAAGCGGCGCAAGCATTTACTCCACAGGTTAAACCTTTAACTGCACCGGGACAAACCTTTGGGCAAAGACCCTCTATAACTTCTATGCCATCTCCAAAACAAGAAGCCGCTGTATTGGTTTCTTCTTGGGCTTCTGCTACAGGAGATCCGCTACTCGCTGAAGCGGCGGCACAATTAGCTAATGGCTGAACGGGCTGGCAATAGAAAAGCCATAGGAACTTTCCAAGAGTATTCGTCTTTTGATGAAGAGCATTACGGTAGGCGTATGCAACTTTTGCTTAAAGCAGGAGGTGACCGTTATTTAAAAGATGCTCCTGATACTCTCATTGCTTTAGCTAGTTCTTCTAAATCAGATAATGATATGCTTGATACTTTTCTTGATGGTCACACTCAAGTTGATTTCAATATGATGAAAGAAAAAATGGAGGCTATGCCTCACCAGTTACAAGAGGCAGAATTTAATTCTCTTCCTGTAGCTACGCAGAATGTTCTTTTAAACGCAGGGTATGAAATACCTGATGCTAGTAGAGATGCTTTGTGGAAACGTATGTTGACATGGGATATCCCACTGTTACCTGAAGAACATTTTGGTTCAGCAGTTAAATGGGGGATGGCTCCTATACGTGCTGTCGGTTTCGTAGCTGGTAAAGCAACAAGCACTCTTTGGGAAAAAGCAGTAATGGAACCTTCACGTTTTGCTACTCGACTTGGTAGAACAGGAGCTTATCTAACACAAAGGTATGGTGGTATTGCAAGTTGGGATCCATTAGCAGGCGCTCAAATGGGTAACCCTGCTAAATGGAGAGAAGCGTGGAATGCGACTAAACGGCAGAACGATTCTTTTTATGCTGGTACGTTAGAAAAATCTATTGAGCTTGTAGGTAAAGAACAAACAAATCTTTTGAGATCATATCTTGCTGATGGCCAGCAAGGAGTTTATGAACTTATTTTAAATCAAGCACAAGGTGATGAACGAACGGCACAAGCAAGATTTGAAGCGTGGCAATCTACGTTAGATAATCAAAATTCTTTAGATGCTTTACAAGTATTAGAGACTGGGAAGCTGACAATCTTTGATGCTTCCATCAGAGGATTTAATGCTGTGTCTCCTTATGATGTTTCTCCTAATAGTGTAGGTGGAAAGATAGTTGGAAGTGTCGGCGCTCTTGGTATAGAGATCCTTTTAGATCCTATGACTTGGGCTGGTGGTGCTTATGTAAAGATTTATAAAGCTATTAAATCTGGTGTGCGGGGTAGTGAGTACACAAAGAATCTAATTGATCTTCAAAGAAGAATTGCTATGACTGTTCGCACAGAGGACAGGATTTGGAAAACGATTAGAGGGGGACAAGGTGGGCAACTTTTTAAAGATTTAAAAGTTTGGAATCCTACTACTGGAACTTTCTCTGATCCTACAGATGAGATTGCTGATTGGATTAAACAACCTAAAAAAGCTCGTGATGCCGCCGCTACCATAGATGGCATTCCTGTTTTCCAACCGCTACGTGATCTATGGCAATCAGCCGCAGTCAGGATAGGAACAAGCCCACTTGTTTTACGCGCACAAGGCCATGCACACAATCGGTTTATTGACAGGGTGACTGATGCTTTCGGAGAGTTAGATGCACAGCAATTAGCTGAGATGCAGTTTAAAAAAACTGAAGCCTACTTAGATGGGTCTAAGACTTGGAAACAGAAACAAGCTGAACTAATAGATGCAGGAGAATTCAATGTAGTTGATCCGATAGGACAGTTGCTACGTGATGTTCCCGGACTGCGTTCAATAATGCCAGACATGCTTAAACATCACATGATGCGAAGGAAAATGAATCTTGTAGTAGATCAAGCGTACATTAATGAAAATGGTTACTTTGAAATCATAGATGATTTTACTGGTGAAATAATCAGTCAAGCTGATATAAGTGGATTCCATAATGTTCCAGATAGTGGTGTGTATGGAAAGAAGTTTTCACCTACAGACGAAGGTTGGATTGTTTGGGATGACATTCTTAAAGATCCAATAGAGATGAGAGGGATGACTAATAGGTCATTCCCTAGTCTTGCAGATCACGAAGGCTACTGGGAATTCTTAGAGAGTGCTGAAGGTATGAAAGGGTTGGCAAGTAGTTTAGGTGGTGTTGATCCTGAAGCTATGTGGATACCTGCTATCTCAGCTTTCGGTGAACAGTGGATTAAAACTAAACGATGGGTTCGGAAGACACAAGACTTTTATAATGTTGACCTAGAAGCTAAAGCTGATATGGCTCGTTTAACTGCACAGTTTTTAGTTAAGCAAGGAAATTATGTACATA